TTGTTCACGATTGAGCACAAGCCGACGTTGTTGAACAAGGCCGACAGCAATGTGGTCGGCCGCGTCGCCAACGCCATTCTCGCGGACGACGCGCCGAAGGTGGACGACCTAAAAAACTGATCTACGGCGGGGAGGCGGCAGACCTCCTCGCCGTTTACGCGCTCGCGGATCGTCTGCACAAATTTGCCCACGAGGTGCTCGCGATGCCGGCCGAGGAACTGAACGGCTGGCTGGCTTACATCGAACACCAAAACCGAAAACTAAAACAACATGGCTGAGGCATCATTTATTCTGCGGGCGGTGGATGCGACGAAGCAGGCTTTTGCCAGCGTGCAGAACTCGCTCGCGAAGTTGCAGCAAAGCTCTCAAACGGCGGCGGGCTTCATGAAAAGAGCCTTCGACCCGCGGGCTCTCGGCGCAGGGTTTGCAGCGGCGCTCGGTCTTTCGCTGACCTCAGTTATTGATTCCGTCATCACAAAATTGACCGAATTGGTTATGCGTGCGGAAAATGTCCGCAAGATTTTGAGAGAATCTCGACTTGAGTCGGAAGGAATTTTGGAAGCAGGTATTTTCGCGGCGATGGACCCGGTGCGCCAACTGGAAACTATCCAAGCAAAAATCATAAAAAACGCCGCAGAAATCGACAAGCTGCGCAGCAACGTAAGAGAGGAAGTGGTCGCACTACCACAAGGCGGATCGGTGACCGTTCAGCTAGGCAGCGTCAAAGAAGCCGAAGAGCTTAAAAAACTGGAAGCAATGCGGGCATCGCTGGTCATTGCGAATCTTAATTTAATAAATCAAATCGAAAGAGACACGGCTGAAATCAAAACAAAATCAGACGACGAATCACTCGACGCGCAGAAAAAGGTTAATGATCTTTTGCGGGAGTCTAGCAATCTCATGCTGAAAGGTCTTGAAGTTCCAAGGGATGATGCTTCCGCAAGGATTGAGGCAACGATCGAGCAGACTTTGGCGAACCGAGAGCTCGGCAAATCTTTAAGTGATTCCGTCATGACTCCGATGGAAAAATACGTCGCTGCGCTGGAGCGCATCGATTTATTGCACGCCAAAAAAACCATAGATGACGAGACCATGATTCGTCTTACCGGAGAGGCCGGCGCAGCATTTGCAGCAACATCAGGCGATGTTGAGGATATGGCATCGCGCCTCAGTATGGTGAACGAAGAGGCAAACAAAACGATTCCTGCAATGTCTCAACTCGCGCAAATGAGCAACGACGCCGGCAACATGATCGCCCAAGGCTTCGAGGATGCGATCTTGAGCGGGCAAAAGCTCAGCGAGGTCGTCCGCGCGCTCGGCCGTGATTTGGTGCGGCTAGTGTTCCAGCAAATGGTCACGCAGCGCCTCGCGGCAGGAGTTACCGGAGTTCTGCAAGGCAAAGGCTTTGCCGGTTTCATGGCCGATGGCGGGCCGGTGAGCGCAGGCTCCTCTTACGTCGTCGGCGAAAAAGGCCCAGAGCTGTTCGTGCCGCACGCGTCGGGCACCATCGTTCCAAACAACAAGATGGGCGGCGGCAGCGGTTCGGGCGGCGGCAGCGTGACGGTCAATTACAACATCGCGGCCGGCGTCTCTCGCGCCGAACTCGCTCCGATCCTCGAACAAGAACGGCGCCGGCTAAAGGCCGAGATCCCCGACATGGTTCGACGCGGCGGCGGATACCGCGCAGCCTTCGCCTAATCGTCATGGCCATCTCCTATCCACTCACGCCGCCGAGTCCGTTCAACCTCTCGCGCTTGTCGTTTACGGGCGTTTCTGCGACCTCGCGCAACACGTCGCCCTTCACGTTGCAGACCCAGCAATACAACTGGCCGGGCCAAGCGTGGCTCGGCTCGGTCGATTGTCCGCCGATGAAGCGTGCGGACGCTGAGGAGATCGTCGCCTTCCTGCTCAAGGCGCAGCGCGGCACGTTCTATTTTCAAGACTACGCCAACCCGCTTAACCGAGGCGGCGTCACCGGGAACCTCGCCGTTTCCAGCGCAACCGCGAACGGCACCACGCTCGGGATCAGCGGAGCGAGCGGGCAATTCGCCGTTGGCGATTGGCTGCAAATCTCAACCTCGCTTTACAAGGTCGTCGAATCGACCTCGTCATCGAGCGTGGACGTTTTCCCGGCTCTCCGCAAAAGCTACGCCGGCGGCACTTCGATCATCTACGGCAGGACCGGCAACGCCGCTCGCGCTCAAGGCGTCTTCCGCCTCGCATCGCCAAGCACCGAATGGTCAATCGGCGAGGCGAGTATTTACGGCGTGGGCTTCGCCATCGTGGAGGACGTCGAGTCATGAGCATCACCACCGCCGGCCGGTCGCTCTCGGCCAACATGGTCACCGAGGTCAGCGCGTCGCAGCTCTCGCCGATCTTGCTCGCGTCGTTCTCGTTCTCGACTCCGGTCCGGCTCTGGAGCGGTTACGGGACGATTACCGTCGGCAGCGTGACTTATCAAGGCATCGGCACACTCGGGACGATTTCGCCGGTCGAAGAGACGACCGACCTCTCGGCGCGTGGAATCAACTTCCAGCTCTCGGGAATTCCGAGCGCTTACGTATCGATTGCGCTCACCGAGAACTACCAAGGGAAAGCCTGCTCCGTGCTGTTCGGCGCACTCGACGCGACCGGCGCAATTGTCTCCTCGCCCGTCACGATCTTCGCCGGCCGCATGGATGTCATGTCGGTCAACGATGACGGTCAGAACGCGACGATTATCATGAGCGCGGAAAACAAGCTCGTGGATTTTCGCCGGCCGCGTGAGGTGCGCTACACGCAGGAAGAGCAGGAAAATTTGCACCCCGGCGATCTTGGCTTGGAGTTCGTCACCGCGATCCAAGAAAAACAAATTTACTGGGGCAACGCGAAGCTTGCGGCGCCGGTGCGCGAGGGCGGCGGAGAGACCGAGGCCACCTCATACATGTGACCATGCCAGCACGCCGCGACAACTGGCCGGACCTGCTTGCAAAATTCATCGAGCAAAAGCGCGATCAACCTTTCGCGTGGGGATCAAACGATTGCTGCCTATTTGGAGCAAACTGGATTGAGCTTTGCACAGGAATCGACCCAGCGGCGCGCCTGCGCGGCACCTACAACAGCGCGCTTTCTGGCGTGCGCGTGCTCGAAAAACACGGCGGCCTGATCGGAACTATCCAAGCGCACATGGAGCCTCTAGGATTCAAGCCAATCGGCCAAGGATTCGCTGCTCGGGGAGACATCGCGGTGCGTGATTGTGGCAACGGCGAGACGATGACGATCGTGATAGGCTCGAAAATCGCTTATGTCGGGAAGGATGGGCTTTTATTCGCTGACTTAAACGACGGCGCGGAAACGCGTTTCTGGAAAATCTAACATGCCACAAGGAATCATTTACGCTATCGCCTACGCAGTCGCGAGCGCAGCACTAACCGTTGGCGTCACATCGGCAGCGATTGCGACCGCAATCGGATACATCGTGGCTTTCACTGCGGTCATCGGCGGTTCAATGGCCGCGTCGAAACTGCTCGCGCCAAAGATGCCGAGCTTCGCCGACTCGTCGCTCTCGGACCGGTCGCAAATGGTTCGGTCACCGATTTCGGCGCGGACGATTGTTTACGGGAAAAGCCGCGTCAGCGGGACCATCGTTTATCTCAGCACGACGGGAACAAAGAACGAGTTTCTGCACATCGTCCTGACGCTCGCCGGCCACGAGGTCGAAGCGATTGACGAGGTGTATTTCAACGACGAGCTGGTGCCGCTGACCGGCAACACGCCGACGGGATTTTACGCAGGCGTCGCCCGGGTGAACAAAAAGCGCGGCGTTCCCGGCGACACCGCCGACGCGGATTTGATCGCGGACACCGCGAGCCTGACCGATGGCAAATGGACGTCGGACCACAAGCTCTCTGGCATCGCCTACCTTTACGTGCGCCTGACGTGGGACGCCGAGAAATTCCCGAGCGGGATTCCGAACATCAGCGCCGTCATTCGCGGCAAGAAGGTGCTGGATCCGCGCACGGCGACAACCGCCTATTCCGCCAACGCCGCGCTCTGCTTGCGCGACTACCTCACCGACACGGCGCTGGGCATGGGTATGACCGCAGCCGAGGTTGACGATACCGCGTTCGGCGTCGCCGCCACGATTTGCGAAGAGCAGGTTCAAATCCTTCCGCTCTCGCCGACGGTTTACGAGAACCGCTACGAGGCGAACGGCGTGATTGTGACGAGCGCAAGTCCAGACGAGAACATCGGCAAGCTCCTCAGCGCAATGGGCGGGCTGATCGCCTACACGGGCGGCCGGATCGTGCCTTACGCGTCTGCCTACCGCATACCAACGGTGACCCTGACCGAGAAGCATTTTGTGGGACCGCTCAACGTGCAGACGCGGACGAGCGCACGCGACCGGGTGAACTCGGTCAAAGGCGTTTACGTCAGCGAGACGAACAACTGGCAAGTGACCGACTTCCCGACGATCAGCTCGGCCACCTACGTCACCGCCGACAACAACAACGTGTTTTTTCGGGACGTAGTTCTCCCGTTCACCACCTCGCCTAGTTGCGCTCAACGGCTCGCCGTGCTGGAGCTGCGCCGCGCTCGGGAGGAAATCACGTTCTCGGCACGCTTCCGCCTTGAGGCGATGCAGGTCCGGGCTGGTGACACGGTGATGATTACCAACGAAAAACTCGGCTGGTCGTCGAAGGTCTTCGAGGTAATGGAATGGAACTTTGCGAGCGACGGGACGCCTCCGCAGGTGTTTATCGACATGACGCTTCGCGAGACCGCTTCGTCGGTTTACTCGTGGGCCGTCGGCGATCAAATCGCCGTGCCGGACTCGCCGAACACGACGTTGCCAGATCCGTTCACGCTCGGCGCGCCGACGAACCTTTCGCTCACGGCAGACGGCACGACGCAGCTCGTGCAGGCCGACGGCACGATCCTGCCGCGGATCCGCGTCGGCTGGACTCCACCGGCTGCGGAGTTCATCCAGTCGGGCGGCTCGGTCGTCATCGAATACAAGCCGGCCGCAAGCACGACCTACCTGACGTGGAACACGGTCGAGGGAGCGCAGACCGAGGACTTCATTTCGTCCGACATTACGATCGGCACGAACTACAACGTGCGGATTTACGGCGAGAGCTTCTTTGGGATCTCCACAAGCTATCTCAGCGGGTCGATTACCGTCGCGCAGGACACGACGCCGCCTGCAACGCCAACCGGATTGACCGCAATCGCAGGCACCGGCCAAATCATTTCGCTGGATTGGAACGACAACACCGACGCGGACCTCGGCGAGTATGGCGTTTATCGCAACACGTCCAACGACCCCGGCGCGGCAACCGAGATCGCGCAGACGCGAGCGAGCCGATTCGTGGACGTGAGTCTGACGCTGAATCAAGAATACTTTTATTGGATCACAGCTTACGACCGGGTGGAGAATCAGAGCGCGAAGAGCGCCACGGCGAGCGCCACCGCGGTCGCAGTCGTCGCCGGGCAGACCGACCCAACACCTCCCGGCACTCCGTCCGCGCCGACGATTGCCTCAACAGCGACCTACCTTTCCAGCGACGGCACGACGCTTTCTCAGATCGTCGTCAACGTGCCGGCGTTCACGACGCGCACGGCGGTTATGAACGTGCTTTATCGCAAGACCGGACAACCCGGTTTCATTGTCGCCGATCAACGCAGCACGACGGGCGGCACGGCTTCGATTGACGACCTGACGCCGAACGTAAGCTACGAGATCGCGGTTCAGGCGTTTTCCGCGTTCGGAGTCGGCAGCACAATATCGGCGACGGTGACGCAAATTGCTACGAGCAACACCACCGCGCCGGCTGCGCCGATTGCGCTTTCGCCGGCGTTGTCTCCAAACGTGGAGCCGCGCAAAGTTGGAGCAGTCTTTGCGTTCGGTTCGCTTGCCGAGTGGCAGGAAAACACGGAGCAAGATTTTGCTTACTACGAGGTCAAGGCGACGCTTACGAACTCCGACGCGGCGGTGGATTACAGTTGGGGATACGCTGAAATTTTCGAAGCGCGGTTCACCTTTTACAACGCAACTCTGCAAGCCGGCCACGTTCGCGTGCGCTCAGTCAATCGCAGCGGAGTCGCGAGCGCATGGACTTATTTCGGCAACGCAAACGGCTTCGCATCGCTGGGTCTTGTTTTCGGGACTGCCGCCGAATCCGTCGCTGAAGGCAACGACACCCGCATCACCGGCGCAGCCCAGAAAGCCTCGAACCTCTCCGACGTTGCCAGCCCGTCCACGGCTCGCGCAAACCTCGGCATAAATCGTTTCTCGCACGTTGAGATCTTCACATCCGTCGGCGCAGCGAGCACAACTTTCACGTTCACGCACTCCCTCGGCACGGTGCAGGACTACGTTCTCGCGCAGTGCGTGGACCCGGCGAACAACTTACTGATCGCGCACGATTACCCAGCAGCGGGCAACACGACCAACGCCACCGTGTTCAAAGTTGAGACCATCGACGGCTCCAACATCAGCGACGGCGGGCGGCGCTTCACGATTCATTTCGTGCAGTGATTCCGCGCTGAGTCTGTTTTTTGTTCAGACGTAAGTCGTTGATTATCAACGCGCACGGATTGCGTGCGATACTTCGCGCACATTTGGCTTCACATCGTCGGGCGGATGTGTATGGTTTGCTCATCGGAGGGAATTAACCCGACGACAAAATCAAAAATGACCAACACGATTCAAGCAGGACAAACCCTCAAGGCTCGCAGCGTTTGCGATTACGACTGCATCTTTTCGGTGGAAGTGATCGAGCGCAAAGGCTCCTTCGTCACCCTCAAAGCGCAGGGCAACGTGAGCCGCAAAAAGGTAATGACCGACGACCAAGGCGAATACGTTTTTGCGCTCGGCAAATACTCGATGGCTCCGATCTTCCGCGCATGAGCCCGACCACCGCTCTTACCCAAGCGCTGATCCTCGCGATCACCGCACCCGATCAAGCACGCGCTGACCGCGCAATCGCTCTCGCTGAAAGCATCGGCGCGGGCTGCACGGCGAAGCAGATTGCAGCGGCGAAGCGCAACGCAGCGAAACTCTCGAAATGAAATCCACGCTCCTCCTCCTCGCGCTCTGCGCAACCGCGCACGCAGCGCCACCTGATAGCTTCTTCCGCGCTCTGCACGTAGTCGAGACGAGCGGCCGCACCGGGCCAATCCTCGGCGACGGCGGCAAGGCGCTCGGACCGTTGCAGATTCATCGCGCATACCACGCGGACTCACGCGTGGCCGGCGATTACAGCCGAGTGGCCGATCTCGACTACTCCAAGCGCGTCGCAACCGCATACCTCAAGCGATACGCGCCCGAGGCGTGGGCTGCGGGCGACGTCGAGGGGCTTGCCAGAATCCACAACGGCGGACCGCGCGGGCACCTGAAGGCGGCAACCAAGAGCTACGGCGTGCGCGTCAAGGCGCTTTCAAAATGAACCCACCCGACCAACCCACGCCCCACGCGGGCACACCCGAATGGCCCAAGCCGTTTGCTGGCACGCCCACGCCCACCCTCGCGCCGACGCCTAGAACGGATGCCGCCCTTGAGTGGGTCAGGCCAGCAGGCAACGACTCTGGCCCACCAAATGAGCAATACGTTTCGGCGGAGGTCGCTCGCACCCTCGAACGCGAACTCGCCGCCGCGAATAAACGAATCGCTGATTGTGAGTTTCTTTCGCAGCACCGATATAAAATCATCCAGCGACAAGAGCCTCGGTGCAATGAAGCCATCGCCCGCGCCGAGAAAGCCGAGGCTGAGCTTGCAAACATCGCCAACGCCAAGCCTCACACATGGGGCGACATGAGCGATAGCTTTCAAGCATGGGCGCAGAGCCGCGCTCGGCACGCACTCGCCGCC